TCATGCAAGAGATCCAGGCAGGGCTGGAATCGTGGCTTGGTATCTTGCTTCAAGGGGGCCAACCTGCTCTTTGGGAATACGACCGTCAAGAGCAAGACGATAAGGGTGGCTACCCCACTTATGAAAGCACGACTGCCAGTACTCAAATGTACGTAGATCGTTCGGGGTGCCCCAACACAAATAGCCATCCACTTCAAAAAGACGGCACTGCAATCCGAGCGCGATCGCATCATTGATCAGCGAATCAATGTAAAACTCCCCATTGATCCGCCCATCGCGTGCGATGAGTCGATCCAAGGCCCGACGAAAGTCATCAGCCCGGCGAAAGGTGAATGTGCCTAAAACGATGGGATCAGATGCCGGCTTGTCCAATGGCGTTTTGACTGAGACCGAACGGACTTGACCGTCTATGGCGTCGATCCAGCCGAACATTTTTGGGTTGCGTATCGCATTTGGATACCCACGCACACCCCATACGATGACATCCACTAATGGGTCCTCGACCACTTTGCCGAAGGATTCAACGTCGTATAGTGCGCCATTGTCACATGCACCGATCGTTATGGGAGAACAGCTATTTCCCACCTCACCTTCCAGCGCATCCAGACCAATCAATGCCGTGCAAGCTTGCCCCTCAGTCACGCGATCAATGGTTTTGATTATTGCCTTGGGGTAGAGCGTACTTAATTGTTTTGCCACATCCGCATATCCAGCCATGTCTGCTCGCAACACAAAAACATGATGTTCAGCGGAGGGTAAGTCATGCGTCGCTTGGGCCACCATTGGCAATCCAGAAACGGGAATGAGTGGCTTGGTAAGTGCATAGCCTTCGTCAGCAAAGCGCTGCCCTAGGCCTGCCATGGGAACAACCAGCGCCCCCTTGGGAGACGGGATACTCTCAGAGTTCGAAATCAGGCTCTGAAATGCTTTTGACCAAGAATTGTATTCAGCGACGTCTTCTGGCGTCCCCCACTGCATGAAGTGCTGGAGAGGATAAACGGCAACGGGTTTTTTGTTTTCAAGCAGTGGTTTGTAGGCGAGGCTGACGTAATACTCACCACCGACATTCAAATCCTGCTCCATTACCGTGCGAAATGCTTCACTCATGATTTGAGCTGACGCGAAGTAATAGGTGCCACTGGAGGCATATTCCTCCATGCGATTATTGGTGTAGGGCTGCTTTTCCTGAATATCCAGAACCCATCCATCCGATTCACGCATATAAGCATAGTTAGTGCTCCCCAGCGAGTGAGGATGAAAACCTTTGTACGCTGGAATCGCACCTTCGCAGGCTGTTTCTTTGACGTACCGTTTGAAGTGATGCCAGTCCCAATAGCAGGTGAAATCGCAATAGTTGACAACCACCGGCTCTGTCGGGACGAGCAGGTGCTCCACTTGACGAACCGCATTAATGGGGCCAAGTTTATGGGGTGGTATACCGACGATCCGTCCTGAAGGACAGTACTCCTTCAAAATGGCTTCCATCCGATATGTCGGCTCGTTCAAATGTTCCTGATTGCATATAAATATGAAATCAGTTTCACCGGGAAACATTTCGGTAACGTGACCAACGATTGGCTTGCCATCGATTTCGATCAACGGCTTGGGAACTGTGTACCCCGCACGGCGAAAACGCTCTCCAAAGCCGGACATGGGAACGACAATTTGCACAAAAAACCTCCGTTTTGTAGTTTTTTCTGGTTTTTGTCTTGAACAGACTTTTGCCCTCAAGACGCATATTCTTGCAAGTTTAATCTGTCAAGACGAAGCAGTCACCTTTCTTGGGTTACGGCGTGACCAAAATTATCGACCGCACACCTACTGCGCAACTAGGGATACTTGACGGACCCAGGCCTGCAGCGCGATCAGTTGCTCGGCGTTCTCGTGGCATCGCTCGTAGTTGTCGGCAACTGTGCCGGCGACGGTAGAGAGCGCAATTCCAGCGGGGGCCGCATCAGAGCTTCCGGCGGGTTCGGGAGAACGACCGGCGGCGGCAGCGTCGTGCAGGCGGACAAAGCCTCGAGGCAGGGCACAAGCAGCATCAGCTTCAGGTGAGACATAGACAGGTACCTCCTTGACGATGGTGGCGCCGGTTTCCCGGACGATCTTGACGCGGTCGACATACTGGGTGACCACCTGGACGGTGGCCTCCGCCTGCCGTTGCTTCACGACGGACACTTGCTGGGCCTGCCTGGTGTTCGCAGCATCCCACTCGGCCTGCACATGGTCGGCGCCCTTCACCCAGCCGAAGCCAACAAGGGCGACGGCCAGCAGCGCCAAGGCAGGCAGGCGGTATGGGAGAGGAACGAGGGCGAGCGGATTCATGCCAGCACCGTCTGGGCACGTTGGTAATAGGCCAGCCGCTCGTCGTAGCCGTTGAAACCGCCATTGATTACGCGGGTGATCTTCCTAAAATCACCATAATCGGCGATGGTGTTAAGGCCGTGCAACCACCAGAACCACGCTGCAGAGCGACATGCAGGCACCAAATCCTCAAGAAGCTCGGGATGCAATAGCAGGGTTTCGTCATCGCCGTAGAGCGCCTTCGAGCATATGCGATAGTTGGCGCGGCCGGTGATCTGGATCAACCCGCGCCCCTTGAAGCGCGGCCCGTCGCCCGACTCGGTATTGCCGAGATCAGCTCGGCCTTCGTAGGCACTACCATCCGCGATCTCGCGCACGTAGCGCAGACTGCCCGACTCGTGAGCCACTTGAGCCAGAAATGCCGCCTGCCGTGCTGGCGTGTCGATGCCGAACTCCATCATGGCGTCGTTCAGCGGTACCAGAAAAACGCCGGCTCTGGGGCCGGCGTAGGGGATGATTTTTTTAAGCTGATCGATCGTAATCAAGGCAATCTCCTTTTCGGTGGCGGGCATAGCAGCCGCAGCCGTCTTTCACAGATCAGAAGGGCAGCGATGCCGGCAGTGACGATTGCGGTGGGCCAACTGGGCACGTCGCCGCCGACGATGCAGACGATTTCGGCAGCGGCGCCCAGGGCGAGCAGATGAAAAGCCGCGCGCACCATAAATGGCGTGCCGCGGCTCATCCGGTTCAGGGCGGGCTCAGCGCGAACGATGATCACGACGCCTGCCAGGATCACGATGGCTTGCAGGATGATGGTGGTCACTTTCCGACCTCCTCCGCCTTCTTGGCGGCGATGCGCAGGATCGAAGGACCGAGCACCCGATGAGCAAGCAGCCCGATGACCACCGCGACCGGAAACTGCATCAGATCTTTGGTAACGGCTTGCGGCCATGCGCTGAACGCAGTCACCCCAGCCACGACGGCCGGCGTCAGGTAGCCGGCGACGATGGCGGACATCATCGTCACAGTAACTCGCCTCATGACAGGCAGAGGATCTTGGTAGGACAAAGCCCACCACCCGCCAGCAAGACCGGCGAGCAAGAGCGCAGGATTCAGGCCTGTTGCGATACCAAATATCGTCAGTCCAGCCGACGTTATGGTCAGCGCGACTACACTGCTTGTCGGTTCAGGCATTACCAGACCACTTTTTGCACAGAAGCCACATCAGGTGCCACATTTATCTGTGCTTGCAGGCTGGCGTTCCTCGTCAGGCAGGCCATTATTACGGCCTTGCCGTCACTGCTCACCTTCTGAATTTGTGCTGCACTGTGCGGACGATAGGCCCAGACCCCCTCGCTGTCAGCGCATAGATGCAGAACCGTCCAGTCAGACGGTAGATTGGGGTACATGGATGACAGCACACTGGCTGATAAATTTGCTTGATCTGTTAATCCGCTCGGATAGCTGTAGGTTTCGCCGAGCGCCGATGACTGAAAACCGCTCGTGATGGCTGAGCTGCAGGACGCGTTGATGATGGAAGCCTGTGCCTGTTGAGCCTGAGCGAGAAGCTGTGCTGATGTCGGTTGAACGATAACTAGGCTTCCATCCTGAACATCAATCGTGGCACCTATTGGACGCCCCATTGCTGCGTTGTAATCGTCTAGGCTTATAGAAATTACGTCTGCGGGAAAATTTGGATACTGAATGTCGTCGGGATAGAAGCAACCTGTTGATTTGCTGAATCTCATATCTACTCCTTAGTTGCCGATTGCAAACCACGTCGCGGTCGATGAAAGGTTGTTTCCTATGTAACTCACATTAAATTGAGTAGTCGTCCAAGACTGTGTGCTCAATGTCACCCCGGCGGTGGCAGTGTTTGGTGCAGCGACCACGCTTCTGCAGGCGTTTGGAAATGCAATTGGGAAGCTCACATTAAGGCCCGCTCCCACAGCGCCTGTGACACCCCATTGAATAATCAGCCCATTCGGTAGCTTCTGATATCCATTGTTAGCGAGCGAGTTTGGGAACTGGCCGACAGACGTGAAGCCGACCGAAATCCATTGGTTGTTTCCGTTTGAACAGAGGGTGATTGAATCACCCGGGCTTAGGGTGATGGTGTTCGATAGCGTTTGCCCCGCCCCAGCAGTATTGCTAGAAATGCTTTCCGATGCATTCCCCTTTACGGTCACGGCGACAGATGCCTGATTGACGATGATGGAGGTCTTTCCCTGCATAACCGTCGCGACTGCTGGAAGCGTAAGTATTTGGCTGGCGGCCGAGCCGAAGAACACATAGAGTCTTCCCATGTCGGATTGAGACAAGATCGCGCTGACGTTTGTCGAATTTAAGCCAGAAAAATTACCTTGCCCGCTGTCTTTACGGGCAAAAGCTAGCAATGTCGATCCAAGCGTAATTGCCCCATCAGTTGCCAACTCCCACAAAGTATCGGCTTGTGAAATTCCCTCGGACACAACAACGAGAAGGCCTGCCACTAGCTCACCGGCGGCATCGGCATCGCCTGCACGGGACCACGTACCATTTGCCCCGGCGCCAAGCGTCGTAACTAAATAAATGCCGTTTTGGCTGGCCGTGGTCTGGTCTTTGACTAAGATGCGGTCATTGGCAGTAAGTGAAACTCCATCGAGCGTATTTGGAGCGCCGCCAGCAAGACTGGCGATATTTGCCGTAGTCGCCGCACGCACGGGCGTCTTGATAGCACCACCATTGATGATCAACTGCTGGATAGCAGACTTCAGTTGGGTGTAATCACCCTTCGACAGGGAAAGCCCAGCGCCCTCAATGACCTGCGAGACATTCTCTTGCACGTCGTTCAGCCATGCGGCATCCACCACAGTGGCGGGCGTTCCGGTCGATGGGTTGCCATCAGTGAACAAATTGCCGACGGCAAATCCGGCAGCATCGATACGGTGCATAAATCCTCCTTACGAGTAGGCGAAGACGACAGTGGTGTGGGCCGGCTTGAACCGGCTGAGAACGCATTCCAGGAGCTTGTTGCCCCACGAGTTAATCGGGTCGCCAGCAACAGCATTGCCGGCGCGGAATGGCGTGACGGTGTTGAGCGGTGCATTCACCTGCCAGGCGAATTGCCAGTTCGTTGCAACCGGATCGCCTGAGCGCGATTGGCCGGCGCGGAACGGACGGAATTCAGTGATGGTGACCGTGTAGCCGAGCGAGGCAGCCAGCGCGATGAAGTAAGCCTTGGACTGGCCGCCCAGCATCGTCAGGCGCGCGACAAGGGCCGCTCGACGCTGGGCGATGCTCTGAGTTTGTCCTGACAGGGCGACGCAGGTATCCGGCAAGCCAGCGACGCGCTCCCAATCCAGCAGCAATTCGGCCGCCATGTGCGGATCATCTTCATCGACCAGCTGCCGCACGCGACCATCGACACGGGCCAGTTCGGCAGCCAGTGCGCCAAGCATCCGCGTGAGCAGCGCATCGTCATCCTTCGGCCACGCAGGGCCGGGAGGAAGCAGCGCCTGCATCTGGCGCAGGTAATCGGACTCCGTCAGGACCATGTGATTGCCCCCATGGTGCTCATATTGCCGGTGGTGTTGGTGACGTTCCCCGTTGGCGCTAGGAGCACATAGTCAGTCTCGCCAGCCGCAGCGGAGATCGCCGCACGGATGTGAGAGAGCAGGATCGTGCCGCCGGGCGTGGCCTCACGCAGCAACAGGTCTTGCAACTCGGCCTGCACCGCAGCTTGTACCGTGGCGTTGTTCGGGGTCAGCCCCTGAATGCTGTAATTGAGCGGAACGGCAGCTGGCGCGACGACCGTCACATTGGCGGTCACCGGCCGGCGTGCATCGATGTAGGACTGCACCGTTGCCACCTCGGTACTATCCGGGATGATCGCGGCGCCACTGCCGTCGTTGTCACGGACAAAACGCACCGTCACCGTGCCGATACCCAGCTCCTGCGGATACACCCAGGCCCGTGTGACGCCGGAAACTTCCAGCGCCCAGGTGGTGTAGTCAGCAGCGGCACCGCCGTGCGGCGGCGTCTGAATTCGGCGCAACAGGCGCGCACGCAGCGCATCATCGCTTTCGATGTCGGACCCGCCAGAAAGCAGACCAGCGGTCGCAGTGTATTGCACACCGACAATCGGCGACGCAAGCGACAGCGATTGACCGGCTGCGCGATTTCCAGCCGCTGCCGCATCGACGGCGATCACTGGCGCGGCGGCGATCGGTGCGGCAACGGTGGCGTCCGCCGTGGTCTGGTACTGCACGCCATCAAGCGCCTGCAGGACAGTACCGGATGGGATGACCGCACCGGCTTGCACCGTGAAAGTGACGCTGCCGGTCGCCGCAGCGGCGGCCTTGCGCGTTATGCCCCAGATCGAGCACCAGCGCTCGAGATACTCGACCTCGGCGGTGTCGTAGATCACCTGGTTGGACAACCACTCGATGAAGCCGTAGAGGCCATGGGCGACGCCACCCATCACACGAGCATAGACTTCGGCATCGGCGCGACGCAGCACGTCATCGGCAGCGAGCCGGGACAGCACGTCGTTGCGGACGCGCTGGATGATTTCGGAAAGAGCCGGGCGGCTGAAACTCATTGCAAGAAGCTCCAAACGTCAGTAAAGCGAACATCGGCCAGCAACTTGCCGTCCGACTTGTAGAACCGGCAGGCGAGACCGAGCGTGAAGGTATCCACCCGTGCCGCCTCAACATCCACGCGGGCAACGACCCCATCATCAATGAGCCAGCGCAGCGCTTCGTCGGCGTATTCCTTGGCGCGAATCACGGTGTCGTTGGTCAGCTTGGCGCGGGAGAGCAGCCAGAGGCGCGAGCCGATGCGATCGTTGGGAACACTCGGGAAGCTGTCGCCCCACCAGCCCATGCGAAGATCGCCCGGCAGATCGTCGTCCGGGTTCGCGCGGCGCCAGGTGAAAAGGCTGATCACTACGGCGCGGACGAGCGGCTCGGCAGAATCAAGGCCGAGCGGGATCGTCCTGCCGTCGATAACGATGGACAGCGGTTGGTTGTTGATCATGGCTACATCGCCTGGTTAGGCTGGTTGGTCGGGCCGCCCACGGTGTTGTTCTCGTTGTGGGAGTGGCTGTTGTAAGTCGTGCGCATGCCAGACATGGTCTTGCCGATGCTGTCGCACTTGTCCTTGATGTCTCCAGTCACCTCGAGCAGCGGCGTTTCCAGCCGCACCTTCGTAGCCGCCTGGACAGTAGCGGTCGGCACGTTCTGGATCACCAGCGGCTTGTTGGCTCCATCGATCACGATGCCGGTGCGCGTCAGATAAACCTTCTGCCCCTGGTCATCGTAGAGCGCCACCTCGCCCGACTGCATTCCGGTCAAGCGGTAGCGGCGATCCGCCACGACCAGCACGACGCCGTGCGAGCGGTCGCCGTCGAAGAAAGCCGCAATCGGCTCCGATCCGCTCTTCACCTCGGAGGTGAAGCCATACGGCTCGAAGTGCTCGACGTTGTCTTTCGTCTCGCCGGCCATCATGCGAATCTGCAGGGTACGCAGCTTGCTGGCACCGCTCACCGCCGTGACGCTGCCCCGGGCCAGCATGTTGCCAAGGCGACGAGCAAAGGGCGCGATCAGTTTTCCGAACTCGTTCACTTCACGTCGCTCCATTCCGGGCCGCCGCCCTTTTGGGACTTGCTTGCCTTGAGTTTTCCTGCCTTCGTCCGGTAGCCATCGGGCGGCCCCACCTTGATCTCGGTGCGGAATCCTTCCTTGTCGAGAATCCAAGCGGCCTCGGCGATCACCATGTCGGTATCGAATCCGATCAGGCCATCCCGCACGCGGACCATCATGTTCGGCAGCCACAGCGCGCCGTCTTCCTGTCGCCAACCGGCGACCGTGTAGCTGGTCTGCAGCGCCTTGGCCGCGCGGTGGGCGCGCTCGTATTCGGCGCGATCCTTGCACGTGCCGTCGTCGGCCTGACCGGACTGCTTGATCACCAGAACTCGGCGGCGCTTTGCCCTGGCGTCGGTGGCCGTCGCCGTCTCGCCTGTGACCGTGGCCGGGCTGTAGTCGTCTGCCTCGCCTTCCTCTTCGGACACGTCGGCGCCGTACTGCTCGTCATTCCCGGCGCGCTGCCCCTTGACGATGTACTCAGAGAAGACACCCTTGTAGTCCAGCTCAGTGCTGCCGGACATGATGTTCTTGCCCAGCTCGAGCGCGGTACCGGCACGGCCGGCGCTCCCGACATCGATGAAGACCAGATCGCCTTTCTCGTTGTCCGTCGAGAGGACGTGGCGCAGGCGCATCATGCGATCAATCGACTCGAAGACCGTCTCGCCGACCTGGACGTGATGCTCGGGGATAACCTTGCCGGTATCCACCTCGGCGATGACGCGCACGCCGTAGGGGGCGGCCATCGCAGCGGCGATCACTTCCATCTTCTGGTTGCGCCACTGGTTGGCGGCCGTGGCCGGCGCCTTGACCACGTTGGGCTTCTTCCCATCCGGGCCAATCACGTCTTTCCAGGTTCCGCCATCACCAGACGCGGTGCTCTTGCCGCTTTCGATCGGGCAGCAATCCACCAGGTCAGCCGTCTTGCTTCGTCCCTTCACTCCAACACCGACAGACTTTCCGTCATAGCGGATCGGCGTGCCATCGACATAGCCGGTCATCACCAAGTCCTGACCGATGAACACCTGGCAGGGGTCGCCCGGCTGGATGCGGCGGGGAATGTCGGTCTGCCCAGGCCAGCGGTCGGTCACTTCAAGATCGAAGCTGCGCGCCTGGCGCTCGATGCCCGCCTCGATGCGCACCGACTTCCAGCCGCCATACTCCTGCCCATTGACGACTAGGCGCACAGCGTTGGCAGGGTCCGCGGGTTTGACAGATGCGATCATCGCGTCAGCACCTTCATCGGTTCGGCCGGCACGAAGCCGGGATGACGGACGCCGTTGCGCGCCACGATATCGGCTTCGCGGGCGGCATCCTCGTAGTAGTCGTAGGCGATCGCCAGTGCCGGAAGCACCTCTGGCGGCGTCAGCGTCGTCAGGCGGGCGTTATCACGGGCGCGCACGGTCAGGTCTTGCCACACCGCCAACCGGGCCACCTGCAGGGCCTCATAGACGCTGTCGGTTGCCGTCAGCGATTCCTTGTCGATGGTGGCGATCAGATCGTCGCGCACCGCGATCATGTCGTTGTAGCTGATCGGCTTGGAGTCGATCTTGGTACCGACCAGCGAGGATGCCCCTACAGCCTGCGCAATCAGCGCCTGTCGGGCCAGCGCATTGATGGCGCTGGCGTTGATATAAGCCTGCTGCCGCGACGGCGTATAGACCGATGGCGGCGCGGGATCGGACAAGCTGCTGCTCGACCCCACTCTGGACAGCGAGCGGACGATCGAACTCCACGCGGCAACCGTGGTTGCAAGCCCGGACAACCCCAGGGCGCCGAGAATCTTCCAGCCCAGCGAACTCGGGTTGGATACCAGCGCAATCGCTGTCGAAACCGTGCTGGCGAGGCTGTTTGCCAAGCCGAGCACCTTGCCGATCTCACTCGATGAAACAATGCCCAGCATGTCGCCCAGGTTGCCGTTGGCCGCTGCCGAAACGAAATCCTGAAAGCCCTTGACCGAGAATCGGTCGGCGAAAGACTTCACCGAGGCCGTCTCAAGGGCTGATGCGGCGTTGCGACTGGCAGCCTGTGTCGAGCTAGCAGCCGTTGGAAACTCCAGCTCGCCTGCCTCCACGAACGACATGGAGAAGCGCGCCTGTCCAAGACCGGCATCGAACGACACCCTAGCCGGTTCCTTGAGGCTGACCTGCAAGGTGCCAAACCACGGATGCACCAACGTTCCCGGCCCGGCTTGCTCGAGCGCACCGAGCAGCTTGTTGGCCTGGTCGACATAGTCTTCCCCCACCACAAAGCCGGAAAAGGCCAGATCGCGGGTGGCACGCCCCAAGTCCTCGACGTAAGGCTTGTCGCGCTGCGGGTACTCATGCAGCTGCGTGCGCCGGCCGGCGCCCAGGTCAGTGGATTCCACCTGGAACGGCACGCCCCGGAAGCTGGCCGGGCGCAGGTTGTCGGAGAGTTTCTTTTTTGTGGCCATTACGGCATTCCCATGGCGTAGCTGCGATAGCCCACGTTGGTATTGACCGGCACATCACCGCCGGCCTTCGTTTGTTCGACGCGCATGCCGGGCGGGGCATCCTTGAAGCTGACCTCGATCTGCCCGGATGCCTTAACCTGGTTCGCACCGACCAGCGACGGCCGGCTGCCGCTATTCAGCGCGGCATTGGAATTTGCAGCGGCGCGCGGCGAAGAGTCACCGCCGAAGAATCCGCCGACCGACTTGGCAAGATCAACCGCCCAACCGACCAGCGACTGGAACTTCTCGCCCACCCAATCGAAGAAGCTGGAGAACCACTTTTTCAGGGTGTCCCAGTTCTGGTAGATCAGATAGGCCGCCGTCGCCAGCGCGAGGATGATGCCGAGCGGGTTAGCCATTAGCGCAGCGCCGATACCGCGGATCGCCACGCCGACCATGCCGAGGGCACCGCTGATGATGCCGCCGGCACCGGCTACCATGCCGGCTACCCAGGAGAACATTGCCCCGATGGCGCCAATCGGGCCAGCGGTAGCGATCGCCATCACGGCGACACGGGCCATTGCCATCAGCGACGCATTGCTGGCAACGTAGGCGCGGGCGGCCATCGCCAGGAAGGCAATGCCGGCCCGGCCAACGGCACCGATAAGGCCGCCGATCGCCATGATGGTCTGGGCGTTCATCACGATCGCCAGCAGGATCAGCGCGTTCTTGGCGCCACCCACCATATCGACCATGCGGCCCAACCAGCGGGCAAAATCCTTGGCCCCGTTGATGACTGTCGTCCAGTCGATCTGCCGCATCCCATCCACCAGGTCGCGGACGAATTTCTTGACGCCGGCAGACGCGTCCTTCCGGTTTGCCGCCGCCCATTGCACGATGTCCTCTATCAACGGGCCGAGAACGGGCACCAGCTCCTTGGCGATGGTGTTCTGGAATCCCTTGGTGACGAACTCCAAATCCTTGAACTTGTCGCCCAGCTCCTTGGCACCCTTGATGTCGTCCAGGTTCATCACGCCCTTGAGGCGCTTGAAGCGCTCAAGGCTGGAATTGATCCCCTCAGAGCCTTCCATCAGCAGCGGCACCATTTCCTGCCAGCTTTTGCCGAAGAGGGCCATGCCCATCCGGGCCTGCACCACCGGATTCTTATTGCGCACAAAAGCATCTGCCAACTGAGGCAAGATGTCGATGCCGGCCTTGAGCTGGCCGTTGGCATCCCGCGCGCTGATGCCGAGCTTCTTCATCAGCAGCGCCAAATCCTTGTTCTTGCCAGCCGAGGCATCGCCCATCTGTTTGTTCAGCTTTGCCATACCCATCTGCAGCGACTCGACAGGTACGCCGGCCTGCTCGGAGACGTACTTCATTCGCTGCAGCTGCTCCACCGACATACCGGTGCGCAGGCTGGCCTTGTAAATTTCCTCGCCCATGTCGGTGAAACCAACCACGGCGTTCTTGATGGCGACCAGAGAGAAGCCACCAAGAACGCCGGAGAGCGCGGTCAGCGGCAGGCCGATCTTGCCCGTCAGGTGATTCGCGGCGCCGGCCACATCGGAGAGGTACTTCCGCGTGTTCTTTGCGACGTTCCCCACCTGCTTGAGCACCGGCGACATCTTGTCGACGGCAGAGAGCACCGCCTTGAGTTGCCAGTTATCGGCCATGATTACTCCGCTTGCTGTTGGGCCTGGAGTTGCTCTGCCAGGCGTTCGGCCTGTTGCTCGTAGAGAATGAACTCGTCGAGCGACAGGGCCATGATTGCGGCGGGGCTGACCCGCCAGAAATAGGCGACCTCGAAAACGCGGTCTGTCAGGTTGTCAGCGTTTCGCCATCGCCCTGCCCGAAAAAACCCATCACCGCTGCCGTGCAGAGGGAGAAGTCGGACAAGGACAGCGCTTCGACGCTGCCCATCGGGATCGCAGCCAGCCGCATGACGTAGCGCGCCACCACAGGCTGCCTGATCTCGATGCCGGTGCTCTGTCCATCGGCGCCGGGGATGATGAGCGTGGGCAGGCCCAGCTCGATGACATCCTTGGTGGTCGGCTCGCGCAGGGTGAGTTCCGACACCTCGTCGCCGTGGGCCTTGATCGGCTTGGAGAGGGGGACGGTGACGCTCATTGCCACTGCCCCTTCTTGCCGCCGAATTCCAGCTCGACCGTGCCATCTTCGCCCTTGACGCTGGGCTCACCCTTGAGGAAGGCGCCGGACAGGGTATAGACCTTGCCGTTCGCCATTTCGGCGGTGATGGTCATTTCGGTGTTGGTCCGAATGGTGTCCAGCGGGAAGCTGGGCATGAAGATGGCCGACACCTTGACGAACGGCTCCAGGGCGGTTTCCTTGAGGCCGGCAGGACCGGCGAGGCCCATGACGGTCTCGCGCTTGACATCGACAATCGGCACCTCGACACCACCCGAGACCTCCAGCTGCTCGCCGTCGACCTTGATGTAGCAGATACCGGCAACACGTTTTGCCATGATCGTTTCCTTTCAGATCGGGGAGGCGCTTGCGAAAGCAGCCTCCCCTGGTTGTTATGCGTTCGTCGCGTACTGCAGACGGAACTGGTTGAGCAGGGCGAAGATGCGCAGCTGATTGACCAGGTCGGGCGGCAGCAGCACATTCACGCGGTTCGGGTTGCCGGAGTCGCGCTCGACGATCAGGTACTTAGCGAACAGCACACGGTTTTCAACAAGCCCGACCTCTTCCATATCGGCGTACTCGGCCAGCAGCTCGCCGCGGATCACGGAAGGCGTCACGATCGCCTGACCGGCGCCGAAGCGGGTGCCGTCGTTCGCCAGCTTATGGCGCGGGTACTTCTGCGTGATGCGGTTGCGCAGGCGACGGGTGATCTCGGACAGGGTGTGCAGCGTTTCGCTGTCGAGATAGCTCGGGTCCGACTGGCCCCAGGTGTTCTTCTGGTAGGTCGTGATCGCACGCTCAACACGCAGCAGGCCGCCGCTGACGTAGCTGGTGGCGATACCGTAGTTGAGCAGCGACTGACGCTCGGTCAGCAGGAAACGCTTGCCGGCGCGTGGCGCCAGGATGCCGGTAAGCGGCGTGGTCTGGGTCGGGCGAGCGACATCCACCAGCAGGCAGACCGCGTTCGCACCACCGTAGGCCGCTGCATACTCCCAGCATGGATTCGGGCAATCGTTGTCGATACCGGCGATGGTGTGGTGCGGATCGTTGCGCAAGGCGCCGGCCGTGGTCAGCGCGGACAACGTACCGCGCATGGCGCTGTAGCAGTGACCATAGACCTGACGGCTCCATGCCCAGCGTCCAACCGAGTCGTTGTACTCGGTCTGGAAGGCATCGAGCGAGGTGCTGTCGGTGTAGGGATGGATGACGAAGTCGTACTCGTCGTCGCCCATGGCCGTGATCACGTTGCCGGTCAGCGTCGGGTTGGTCGCGCCGGTCGTCAGGAAGCCGCTGCCGGAGTAGGCCAGCGACACGCCGGCCGGGATGGATTGACCGCCGGCCCAGCCACGGAAGCTGTCGAGCACGCTGATATCGTTGCCGGTGGCGCCTTTCCAGCGGCAGGTCAGCGTCACCACGTTGGTGGCAACGGTGCTGGTCACCGGGAGATCGACCGCAGCATTGATCGCCGTGTTGATGTTCGTGGCGATGCTGTTGGCCGAGTCGGCAGCTGCGACGACAACCTGCACCAGCTGGCCGCCGATGTAGAGGTTGATCGTGCCGGCGGCCGTTGCCGGGCCGGTGACGGTGATCGTGCCAGTTGCCTGTACGCCCGCGCCAGCGTCAGCCACGGCGATGCACCAGACCTCGCCGAAAGCATCCTGCTGGCGGTAAAGCGCATGCATGCGGGCCAGCATGGAGCCCTGGCCGAATAGCGTTTTTGCCTGGTCGGTGGTGCTCACCAGGTAGGGCGTATTCACCGAAGCGGTGCCGGCGGTCAGTTTCTGACCGACCAACAGGGCGCGCTTGTTCTGGGTGAAGTAGCCGGCCTGGGTGTTGTCCATTTCCGCATAAAACAGCGGGACGCGGACGTTGGTCGGGATATAGTTGAACGAGACGGCCATGAATTAACCCTCCTGCTTGCCGGTAATCGGCTTGGGTTTTTCGGGGCTGGCCTCGATCACGTCACCATCGATGACGCGGCGCTGCCAGTATTGAGTCGGTTCGACCTCTCGGCCTTCCGGCGGCAGGGTGTCGCCGCGGGCCGGGTCCGGCACTTGCCGGCCTTCGGTGGGTTTGACGTACATGGATGGGCTCCTGGTGAAGTAAAAAACCCGCCATCCGTGAAGATGAGCGGGTCGGGTAAAAAACTGCTGGGTACTGCGTTACGCGAGGTTGCCCGTCTTCGGGATCACCACGCCGGCTTCGTACCGGCCATCGAGGACCGGGTTGGCCTTGTTCGGGTCGGCCGGGTCAATGGCATCGACCCTGATCGTGCCGCCATCGAAATGCGGCAACTGCGAAAGCTCCGTTTCTTGCCAGCCGTCCGCCGGCTCGATTTCCATCAGGGCGCCGAACTCGAACTGGTACCAGAGCCGGGCGCGATCAAGGCCCAGCGCCTGGCCGCCTTCGTAGGTGATGCCGTCGTAGCGCAGATCGGGCCGCCAGCCCAGCAGCGCGGACCACAGCTCGGCGCGCAGGCTGTGAATGTTCGATGCGCTGCCCTGGCCTTTTTCGTCGGCCACGTTCGACACGGCGACGATGACGGCAAAGCTGTCCTTGAGCGCCTGGCGGACGCTGTTTATCGCCATGGAGTCCTGCGGGTTGTCATCCAGCGGGATGACAAAGGCACAGGGCACCACGAACGAGGCGTTTTCCGGCAGGAGCTTGAACTGCGCGGCGCCGGCCACCCGCGTGGCAAAGGTCGGGCACCGCGTGCGCAGCGCGGAAATGATCGGTTCAAGTTGCATGGTTACCTCGGCACGAGGGAATTCTTCAGCGCCTCGCGAATCATTCCGCGCATGCTGTCCCGCTTCTCTTGCAGGGCGGCCGTCATGAAGTTGGCGCGCTTCTGCAAGCCGGTCTTCGGACTGCCGTAAAACAGGAAGGCCGGGTAAAAAACACTGTTCGGAATGCTGCGCACCCCGACCTTGACCCAGCCGCCTTTGCTGCCACGCGAGACGATGCCGATGGCTCGCTTCAGGGCGCCCGATTGCTGACCTGGAAACTCGCCGGCCAGCGATACGGCACGGCGCGAGACGATGCGGCGCGCTTCCTTGCGCACCGCCGCCGCCCCTTCGCGCAGAGCCTTGCGCATCGCCTTGCGGTCGTAGTCGATGGTCTTGTGGAACTCGAGACCCACCTGAACTTCGACACCGCCGAGGCTCCCGCCGCTGGTCTCCCTGTCCATCAGATCTCTCCCAAGTCTTTCGCGCTGATGCGCGTGAAACGCTGCGCATCGCCGACGTTGATGGCATCGAGCACACGGTAACGCCGGCCGTTCCAATCGATGACATGAGCCGTGGTAATGCTCTCAGGCTTGGTTCCAGAGCCATAGCGAACCCAAAACAGGTCAGTAGGCACTTCCTCGGTGTTCATGCCTGCGCGAATCGCGATGCCATGCACTGGCTCTCGTTTGGCCCAGCGCGTAATGCCAACATCGAAAACTTGATCGACACCGAACGTCATGTTGGGCACGTCGCTCCAGAGGCGGATGGTGATGCGTCGGGTCAGTTCACCGCTGCCGGGTAGCATGCTCATAGCGTGACAATGCGAAACGGATCAAGCAGTCGATCGACATAAGGCATCGGTTCGAGCCTGCCGGTAACCACCGCGGTCTCGCCACGATGGTTGTAGAGACTGTCGATGCGTAATTTCATCCAAGCCTTGATCCCTTCCGGCACACTGGCAGCCGAGCCATAGCCCGCATCAAAAGTGACGGCGACGGAGGCGATCTGCGGCAGGCTGATCGGCCATATCTTGCCGAATACCGGGGTGATGCGTGCCGGCTCACAGGCCGCGTCCACGGTGTAGTCGGTGGCCGGCATGGTCTGCCAGATGCCCGACATGTCCAGGTACTGAATGCTGACGACCGATGCCACTGGACTTTTGGGGAGCAGGATGGCATGACCTGGCAAGGAGAACGGATCTCCTGCCGTAGAGGAGGCAAATGAGCCCATCAGGCTCGGCCCTGGGAAGCTATCGAGCACCAGCTTCCAGCGTGCCGTCACGATCTGGCGTCCCGTGAGCATCTCCGCAGCCTGGCGAGCGGCGGAGATCAGTGCCGTTATCAGCGCGTCATCGTCGCTGACATCCACCCGCAGGTGGAGCTTGGCATCCGACAGGGACACTGGCTCCTCTGCAGGTGGGGTGACGAGTTGCAGAGGCATCGATTAGGCCGCGGTATCCGAAGTGCTGGAATCGGCCGGATGGTCGACTGCCGCAATCACTGCATCCGGCACGTCCACCTCCTCGGCGATGCCCGCCGCCACTTGCCGCTGGGTTTCGTCATCGACTGGATAAGTCTGGCCCTTGGCGTACTTCACCTGGCTATCGCCGCTGCCACCGACCGCGTAGAAGTCGGCCAGAAATCGAATTGCTTTCATGGCTCACCTCACACGATCTGGGCCACAGCCGCCTGATTGAAGGCGTCCCCCGTGGCATAGCGCGGATTGACGCCGAGCAACTGCGCGGAGGCCAGGCTCGCTGCCACGCCCACGGTCAGTGACAAGCGCACGAAACCAAAGCCATTCACGGTGTCCAACTCCTCCGGCTTCACATTGATCAGTGCCTGCCGGTTGGAGCCGCCGCCCACCTGTGTGAGCTGCGTGATGGCCTTGCCGGTGATGTCCTTGGCGTTCGTCCCGGCACTGTCGAGCGCCTGCTGCAGCTTGGCATCCAGCGTGGCCGAGGCACCCAGCGCACCGGAATGCACATCGGCCACCATGGCGTGGAAGTTGGCCACCGGAATCCAGCCGGTGGTAATGGCACCCACCGCCTGGCTGGCCGGATCGATAGTGGCGAGGACGGCAAACAGTTCGCTGCCTTTTGCATTGGGAAACATGGTTGGTTCTCCTTGGAATGATTAGCGGGCGCCGAGCTGGATGTAGGGCGACATGGTCGTGGCGCCTTTGGCCGGCGCAATCGGTGCGACGATCTTGGATTGGCCATCCATGCGGAACGTGGTCCGGAATGCCGTGAGGTCGGCATCGAAATACAGATGCATGGAAGTCGCGGTCTGCAGGCCACCCGCTTTGGTGATGGTCTGGTAGTACGACAGGTCCACCAGAATCACGTCGCCCTGCGACGAGAAGGTATTGGCGTGCTGCGAGACAAACACTGGGCGGCCCAGCAGCGTGCCGTAGGGCGAGACTTGGATGCCGCCGACCGGCAGGCCCGTGGGCAGATAGATCGGGTAGTTGCCAAGCGACAGCGTGAACAGCGCCGGCAGGACGTCGTTATTGACGATCCACACGGCATTGGCAAACGAACCGCTGGGCAGTCGCGCGATCATCTTGGCCAGGTTTTGCGGCAGCAGAGTCTGTGTGGCCTGGCCGGATTCTTTGGCAACCGTCACCGTGGCGCCCGAGCCCAGCGCACCGATCGGCACGCCGTTCCCGGCACCGAACAGGATCGACTCATTGGTCTTCCAGCGGATGGACAGTGCCACCTTCTGCGGCAGGTAGCTGGTCAGCGCATTGGCATCGTCCAGCAACTCATCCGTGGTGGGCACGAGCGCCATCAGCTTTTTCAGGCGCAGCGTAGCCAGGCCCAGCACCGGCTTGGTGGCAACGGCGGATTGCGCCTCTCCCTGCCAGTAAGCACGAATACCATTGGTACCCCAGGGCGTGGTTTCGTCCTTGGGAAAGGCCATGCTGTTGCCGGTGATCTCGACGTTGTCGGTGAGCGGCAGCAGCGAATCCTCGCCCAGAGACAACTGGAAGATCTGCTGCGAGAACTGTGGCGGCACAAGAAAGCCTCCATCCTGACCAGCGGCTTCATTGCTGAAGGTGCCGGGGGCCGCAGCGCTGCGACCACTACCTACGAGCAGCCGCTCATCGATGCCCTTGCCCGGCTTTTCTGCCTGGTAGACGGCCTGCATGAATTCGCCGGCACTGTGGAATCCGTGCATCGGGTCGGCAGCGCGGTTGTCGGTGACGATGGGGCCGAGCGCCTGGTTCACCGCCAGTTGCGCCTCCTCGGCGATCAAGGCGGCTTCGCGATCGATGGCAGCGGATGTAGCGTCGATCCGACCCTTGAGGGCGTCAAAGGCGGTGACTTCCTCATCGGTGAGATCACGGGATTCGGTGGCGGCGCGGTCGGTCAGCGCGCGAGCCTCCTTGACCAGTGCGGTTTTGCGAGCCTGAAGCTCGCGCAGTTGCTTACTCATTGCGGTTCTCCAAAAACAGAAACCCCGCCGGATCACCGTAGGTGGGCGGGTTCGATGGACGTAAAAAAACCGCTGTGCCCGAATGGACTTGGCGGTTGCGGTGGGTACGACCGACGGGTCGTGATCAGAGCGGCTCGACGGAGCTGCCCCGTGAAACTTCAGTACTGTGAATGTGCGCTACGAGATAGCCAGGGCGTTTCTGGCCTGGGCCAGGCGTGACTGCTTAGGCTTGGCGGTGGCCTTTGCATCGCGGCGCATTTTCTTGAGCACGTCATCGAAGGTGGCAACACCGTCGACCATGTTTTGCGCCAGTGCCGCATCGGCACCCAGCACGCGGCCTTGTCCCATGCCATCACGGACCTGGGAAATCGGAAGGCCTCGGCCGCGCGCGACCGCCTTGGTGAATGCACCGTAGTAGTCGTCAACACGCGACTGCAAGAACCCTTGGGCATCGGCGTCGAGCGGCATATAAGGATTGCCCTCAACCTTGTACTTACCCGCAGAGATCAACGTGGGCGTGACCCCCTCGGCAGCCAGCGCCTGCGAGTAATCGAAATGCGCCTGCCAAACTCCAATGGAGCCGACCTCGCCACCGGGCGTCACATACAGTTCGTTGGCCTGGGCACCCAGCCAGTAGGCGGCCGATGCCGCCAGGCTGTTGGCGATGGCCACCACTGGTTTTTGCGTGCGGGCAGCGGCGATTTCGTCGGCCAGTTCGGAGACGCCATAGACGCTGCCACCGGGGCTGTCGATATCGATGAGGATCTGGCTCACCGTGTCATCGGCCAGAGCCTGGCGCAATGTCTGAGAGAACAACTGGGCGCTGACGCTGCCAGGCCCGGAAATGTCATCCACCATATTGCCGCGCTGGGTGATCACGCCGTACAGCGGCAGCACCGCAATGCCACCGCCGCCCGCAGCACTCACTGCTTGCCGGCGCGCGTCGCGCACCAGTTTGTCCGCATCAACGCGGGCGAGCACTTCATCACCGGCCGGCATCCCTTGCGACCAGCGCATGAGCACGGCCGTCAGCGCCGTGAGCCGCTCGGGCATCAACGCCCAGGGGGTAGCCAGGCATTCGGCAATCAGTAAAGGTTGTTTCATGGTGTCATCCCAAGAGAAATCAGTGATTCGGCAAGACGGGACTCGCTCAGCGGCGATGCTCGGCTAGCAACTGCCCACTCGCAAACGCGCGCCGTTGGCAGCGCCATGGATTCAGCGATCAATTCAATGTCACGGTCGTCGATCGTTCCGGCCCGGGCGAGGCGTCGGGCAAAGCGAGAGGCCTGCGAAGCCAGCACCGCGCGAAATCGTGCCGACGCGGCATCGTCAGAAGGCTCTGCACTTTCCTGCGCCGGTGGTTCAGCACTTTCCGCATCGACTTCCTGATCCTCGGCCGCGCCTTCCTCAACCATGTTCAACGGTCGTAGCGGTTCGTCCAGGCCATCGAGCGGATTCATGTTTTCGGCGATGCGCGCCTCGTTGCGGGTAAGCCAGCCGTTCTGGATGCCGCTCTGGTAGTACGCCGCACGGCTGGCCGCATCGCCGCGCATCAGATTGGCGAAATCGAATTCCACTTCCAGTTCGTCGCCATCCAGCAGCAGGTCAGCCTCGATCGAGGCCTCCCAGCGCTCTGCCCAAGGCGTCATGGTATGCATGACGAACTCGAGGCTCTGCTGCTCGATGTTGCTAAACGTGGCCCGCGACAGATCCGCAATCATGTGCGGCGGCACCCGGAAAAGGCGTGCGATGTCGGTGATCTGGAACTGGCGCAACTCCAGGAACTGGGCGTCCTTGTTGGTAACCCCCACCTCATGGAACTTCATGCCGTTTTCCAGCACCAGAACCTTGCCCCGGTTGGCGCCAGACTGTGCCTGCTGGTAGGACTCGCGAAACACCTTCTTGGCCTCCGAGTCCTTGAACGAACCCGGGAATTCAATCCAACCGCCAGTGGGTTTGGCATCGTTGGCGAAGAATCGCGCGCCATAGTCCTGAGCGGCCAGCGCCATGCCCAGACTCTCTCGTGCCAGTTCGATGGGCGATAGGCCCATCAATCCGTCCGAGGACAGCGCCCGCAGGTGCCAGATCTCGCCGCGTGGCACCACCATTTCATTACCCAACCGGTCCGTAACGCGGTAACGGTACTCACCCGAGGGCAGCAATTCCATGCGGATGCGATCCGGATGGATGGGCACCAACTCAGTGATCTCACCACGCGGATTGGTCAGCATCCGGTTGTAGGCGTTGCCGCGTAGCGCCAGATGCCCCTGCAACATTTCCCGCCACTCGAAGGCATTCTGGTAACGGTTCGGTCGCTTGGCCAGCAGCTGATACAGCCAGTGTTCAGTGACCACGTCCTTGCCACCATCGGATCGGCGCCGGTAAAGCACGAACGGCAGCGAGGCCATCGCTTCACAAAGGACGCGGACACAGGCATAGACCGCGGCCAGGCGCAAAGCGTTGTCGGCTGAGACGCGCATGCCGCTGGAGGTCCGGACTGAGACGGGATCAAACCAGAAATCACCCCAGGGACTGCGATCATCGCTGGACGCCATCCATCGGGACAAAAAACTGAACATCCCCATCAGAGCATCACCAGTTCATAGTCGGCGCCCAGCACGACGTTTGTGCCAGGCGTAATCGCACGCGACAGGCCCATGATCAGTGCCACGATGCCGTCGATCTTGTTCTCGGGGCGCTCTTTCCTGGGATAGATGTTGTCCTTGGCGTCGAGGTGCGCCACCACGTTGCTGGCCATCCAGCCCATCACCGGGTCGCCGTCATGGATGAGTTTTTTCTGCAGCACTAGGGCCTCCAGCGATTTCATGGGCTCCGAGAAATTGAGCACCGTGGGTCGCACCTCGATCATGGGCAGCCCCTCAGTGAGCATGCGCGTCGACAACTGCGTGGCCTGGAACGGATCGAAGGCCACGGCCTGGATGCCAAAGCGCGAAGCCATTTGCAGGAGGTCAGCCTCGATCCACCCGAAATCGATCACGTTGCCTGGCGTCACCGTCAGGCGCCCAGTGCGCATCCATCCCGGGTACTGGCTGTTGCCAGCGGCGCTGACCGTATCCTCGGGCAGGTAGTACCTGCCAAACACCGCGTAGGCATCGGAGATTTCTGAATGCGGGAACACCAGCACCAGCGCGGCGATGTCCGTCTTGCTCGCCAGATCCAAACCGATCCAACAGGGCTGTCCCTCAAAGGCATCGAGATCCAGCGTCGTATCCGCACAGGCATCCCAGGCACGCATGTCCATCCATGCCGTGTCCGCGTTGACCCACTCGTTGAGGTGCTTGGTCTTGAAATTGTTGATGGCGCTGGGCAGTTGCATGGCCTTGGCCTGCAGCGGCATCAGCACCTCCGGGCGCACCGAAATTCCCCAGTTCGGGTTGGCCTTGATCAGCGCCGGTTCGGTGTCCCAGGCGTCGCCATCGTCGAGCCCGTAGATGATGCCGAACTGGCTGTGATCCTCGATCACACCGTCCAGCAGCTTAGTCACGAAGGTACGGACCTCGTAGCAGATGCCGGCGCGATTACTGCCGGCGGTGGTGATTACCCACAAGAGCGAGTTGTCCCGTTTTCCGGTACCGGTTTCGACCACGTCATAAACCGTGCGGGTCTTGTGCGCATGGAGTTCATCGATGCATCCGAAGTGGATGTTCAGACCATCGAGCGTCGAGCCTTCGGCCGACAGGGCTTCAAATTTGGAGCCGGTGGCCAGCACATGCATGTTGTGGGCACCGACGTTCACTGAAAACCGGCTGCGAAATCCGGTGCTGCGCCGCGCCATGGTCTGGGCATCACCAAATACGATGCGTGCCTGGTCCCGGGTGGTCGCCAGCGAATACACCTCGGCACCACCCTCACCATCGGCGGCCAGCATGTACAGGGCAACGGCCGAGGACAGGGTGGATTTGGCGTTGCCGCGCGGCACCTCGATGTACGAGCGCCGGAATCGCCGTTTGCCATCGGCCTTCACCCACCCGAAAACCGTCGAGAGAATGAACACCTGCCACGGCTCCAGCGTGATCAACTCGCCGGCCAGCGGCCCCTTCACGTGCGGCAGGCGCTCGATGAACGCGCACAGGTTGTCAGCCGGATGGAAACTGCGCCCCTCCCGGTCGCGCAGCTTCGGGTTGAACTGGAAGTTGCTGGCCTTGCCCTTGAAGCGCGCCAGATCATCCAGTTGCCGCTGGCACGCCGCCTGCACCCACCGGCACGCCAAAATCTCTCCTGCCACTACGGCCTCGGCATACTGCCGGGCGACGGTGGCGTATTTGGTGGTTGCCATCAGTCCGGCTACCCTGCGATGTCCGCCCAGGGGTCGAGGTCATCGTCGGCCGCCTCCATGGGCAGCGTGACCCGCGAGCGCGATGCCGGCGTAAATCCCATTTCGGTGGCTGCCTTGGTCATGATCTGCGCTTGCTTGTTGGCAATCGCCAAGTACGGCGACTGCATTGGCACACCCGTGTTGGGTGCCTTCACCAGCAATCCGGTCTTGCTGATGCCGGCCTGTGCCTTGCGATACAAATCAGCGGCGCAGGCCCAGATTTCCAGCACCGACATATCCAGGCGCTTCAAGAGATGCGGCGGTGCGCACTCCAGTGCATAACTCCAAGCCGACTTCGCCCCCTCGCTCATGTACTCCGGTGGCTCCACCAGATCGCCCTCGGGCTTGGGTTCTCGCAGGTTGGTGCGGCATTTCTGCAGCGTACCTTTGATCTTTTTGACAGTAGTGGGCAACGGCTTGCGACCAGCCATGAATATCGGTTCCTTGGGGGGGAGTCCCCCCCTGTTTCAATTTGCACGCGCAAAAATTTGACTAGGCGCGCGCATCGCGCGAACGCAATGCCAGAGAATTCACCCCCCTACCGGGGTAGTGGTTTGCGCCGAGCCGTCTCGCGCGCGGTTTTTGCGTTGTGGCAGGACACGCACAGCGACTGCAGATTGGCGGCATCAAAGCGAGCGCCACCGTCCTTGATCGGCACGACGTGGTCAACGACATGTGCCGGGACCAATCGCCCCTGCGCGCCGCAGGCACCACAGACCGGGTGCTCGCGCAGGAACGCGGCCCGCACCGAGCGCCACTGCCGTGATTGGTAGAAGCCCACCTCGGCGTCAAAGCCGCGCCGCGCACGGCCATAGTCACGATGCATGCTGGCGCTGTGGGCATCGCAGTAACCAGGGCGCGGCTT